GTGCCTCCCGCGCCACCCGTACCCAGCCGACGAAGACGACGACCTCGCAAGCCTCGACTCGTCTCTCCCAGGCTGAACTGACCGGCCTCATCGACGAAGGCATCGAGAAGAGCCTCCGCACCGCCCTCGCCATCCTCGACGACCCCGACGCCGCCGGCTACGTGAAGCTCCACGCCGCGAACCTGTTCAAGGCCCCGATGCTGAACCGATTGTTGGGAGAACAACCTCAGACTGCCTCCTCCCCCCAGGAGCGGTTCCTGTCCCTCATGCGCGAGATACGCGAGGTTCCTGTCCGCGGGATCGTCGTCACCGAAGAGGAGATTACCGACATCCCCGTTGACGACATCCCCGAGTTCGTCGATGAGCGGGCCGGATGATGCTGAAGCCCGGGGCGACGGAGACGGACTGGCTGGCGGCGATGGAGGACGAACTGTACGGCGAGGATGATGCCGAGGAAGATCCTGAGGATCCCTAGTCCGTGCTTTCCCTCTCCCCTCTCCTCCGCGATCTGACCATCAAGACGGCCAAGCTCGGCTACCAGCCTCTCGACCTCAACTACGTCAACACCGACCCCTCCGTGGGTGACGTGGGCGACTGGGGCTGGGCGCAACGCCGGATGGTCGCTGAGATCGAGCACCAGTACAACGACGGCCGGCCTGTCCGTGTCATCGTCCTCAAAGCCCGTCAGCTCGGTATCTCCACCCTCTCCGAAGCCTGCCTGTTCTGGTGGGCGTTCCTCCACCCGGGCACGAACGGGCTCGTCCTCGCCCATGAGAACAAGAGCAGTGCCGAGTTGTTCGAGATGACGAAGCTGTACTGGGAGACCTTCCCGTTCCGCGACTGGTTCGAGTTGAAGTACCAGACGAAGCAGATGCTCCACTGGCTGGAGCCTCTCCGGTCCCGGCTCCAGGTCGCCACCGCGAAGAACATCCAGGGTGGCCGCGGCTTCACCATCCACGCGCTCCATGCCTCCGAAGTGGCCTTCTGGCCGGACCCGGAGACTCTCTGGACGGGCCTGTACCAAACCGTCCCTCATTCCCACGGGACCATCGCCATCATCGAATCGACCGCGAACGGCCGCGGCAACTGGTTCCACGACATGTGGCAGCAGTCCGAGGAAGGCGAGGTGGACTTCAAGCCGCTGTTCTTCCCGTGGTTCGAGCATCCCGCCTACCAGCTCCAGACCACCCTCACCGTCAAATCGGAACTCTCCCCCGACGAGCGCCAGGTGATGCGGATCGGCGCGTCGATGGAGAACATCGCGTGGCGCAGATGGGCGATGCGGAACAAGGTCAACTCAGAACTGGCCTTCATGCAGGAGTTCCCGTCCACCCCCGAAGAAGCCTTCGTCTCGACCGGCAACCCGCTCTTCTCCCACATCCATCTCCGCCAGTGCTTCAAGCCTCCGACCACCGCCGCCCGCGGTCGTCTCGTCGATGACCGCCGTTCCCCGAAGGGTGTGTCCTTCGTCTCCGACCCCGAAGGCCCTCTCACCATCTTCCTCGCGCCGGCCCGCTCCGCGCGCCCCGACCTGTACTTCGCTGCCGTCGACCCGACCGAGTCCATCGACGGGGACGCCGCCTGCATCCAGGTCATCAACCGTCTCACCTGTGAGCAGGTCGCCGTCTGGCACGGTCATCTCAACCCGCGCTTCATCGCCTTCGAGTTGATGCGGATCGGCAAGTTCTACAACGAGTGCATGGTGACCACCGAGATCGACGGCGGAGGCCAGGTTGTCATCGACAACCTCGTCCAGCACTACCCGAACATCTGGCGGCACAAGAAGCCGGACTTCGCCCCCGGCCAGGTTTCCCGCGCGTTCGGCTGGGCGACCACTTGGGCTCGGAAACGTTGGGCGATCGGCCTGCTCCAATCCCTCGTCATCGACGGCTCCCTGACCATCCATGACCGTGTCACCTACAACCAGATGGGCAACTTCGTGAACGACGACGGGTACTGGGGGGACCGCTCCCGGGGCAAAGGCCGTGGCGATGATGCCGTCATGTCCCTCGCTATCGCCATGGTCTGCTCCTCGACCGAATCCCCGGTTATGCCGAACACGAACCCGACCGTGTACGCCGACATCTACGATCAGGAGTACGGGGACAGGTGGGATGATGGAAGCAGCGGGCCGGTCGTGGCCATGCCAGGGAGGGTGAGAGTGAGCAACCCGGATGGGGCGTTCGGACTGGAACCGGAGTTCACATGAGCCACGATGGCACCCACGGAGACCAGTGCTTTGGATGCCGAATCAAGTCGGTCTCCCTTGTCATCCCCGCCTTCCGCCCCCACTTCAACCACTCCGTCGGCAAGTACGTCTCCACCTCCCGCGACTTCGACGAGGCTCTCCGCCGCGGGGCCGAGGAGCAGAACAGTTCCTACTCCCGGATCGACCCGGGGGATTACGCGTCCTTGACTCCCTCCACCGACACGGAGATCATTGAGACGCAGGCCAGAAACCTCCACGATCGGAGAGTCCAGTGATCGCAGCTACTGATGCCGAATCTGTCGGCCTTATCATTCTCGGGGTGCTCGCCGCCCTGGCCCTCCTCATCTTCATCATCCGGCGTTAGCTGATGCCCGGCAAAGGACGGTTCTCCGCCAAGCAGGACCGTCAGGTGTCACACATCGCCGACTCGGAGAAGGCCCGGGGCATGTCCGCATCCGAGGCGAAGCGCGTCGGGTACGCGACGGTAAACAAGGCGAAGTCCAATCGGAAGGCGAAGCGGAAGTGAAGCACGCTCCCGGCCCTCCGATGCAGCGCGCCACTCTCATCTACACCGGCCGTGGTCATCCCGGCAAGACCACCCACCGTCCCCATCCGCGCCGCGCCGCCGGCCGCAAATCGAAGAGGATCTGACCATGCCGACCCAGGCGAAGATCCCGCCGCCGACATCCGCCCAGACGAACGACGCTCTCACCGTTGACACCTCCCAGCCAGGCGGGGTCGGGTGGAAAGCCTCCAGTGGGCTCCCGTCCGGTGGGACGGTCGGACAGGTGGTGACGAACACCGCGCCAGGGACGGGGACCTGGCAGGATGCTGGCACATCTGGACAGGTTGACTCTGTTCTCGCTGCCGCGTACTCCGGTGCGATCCCGATGGACGGGTCCAACATCAACTTCACCAGTCCCGCCGCCCTGCTCGTCGGATCGGACCTCGAACTGATCGAGAGCGTGCCCGCCTCGGGCAACTTCGACACGATCCAGATCCTCACCGATGGCCTCTACGTCGTCCAGATACAAGCCGACCTCGACCAGATCGCCACCACAGACGGGACCGTCGATATCGAACTGAACAACAACGGGGACGGCACCACAGCCCCGCTTCTTTCCTTCGCTGACAACGACGTGCGCTACCCGCTCCGTCCCACGGCGGGCACCACGACCGTCGAGCTACGCAACGCCTTCGCCCCGGTATTCCTCGCCGGACGGTGCAAGCCGGGCGTGCAACTCAATGTCGGCGTGAAGAGCAACCTCAAGGCCGGAACCCTGGTCGGGCATGCCGTCGACATCATCGTCCAGTGCCAAGGCCACTTCTAGCGATAACGCCGGTTCCTCTATGACCCTCTCTCTCCGATGACCACCGCCGAGCGCCTCACTTCCGCGACCGACAAGGAACAGTTGTTGGTCAGCCGTCTCCGGACCCTGTTCAGTTATGCCAGGGACCAGAAGCGCGTCCGGTACGAGACCTGGCAGCGCAACTACCGTATCGTCCACAACCGCCTGAACCTCCCGTCGGTCTCCTCCTGGATGCCTGGTCCGAGAGACTCCGAGGTCTACCCGGTCCTCTCCTCCCTGATCGCGTGGATGACCGACCAATCCCCCTCCATCGACGTGGTCCCCGCCGCGGATCCCACCTCCTCCATGTACCCGTTCGTGGCGCAGACCGCCATCGACCTGTCCACCGTCCTCAACTCTCTTTGGGTGGCGGACTCCTTCAACGTCCCGGTCAAACTCGCTCTGTGGGACGCGGCCATGTACGGGATCGGGATCCTCAAATCCGTGTGGGACAACTCCGCGGCCGGCGGGCTCGGCAACGCGAAGCTCCTCCGTGTCGACCCGTACTCCTTCTACCCGGACCCCCGCGCCACGTCTTTCGACGACGCCGAGTTCTTCGTCGAAGCCAGGGAACTGACCTTCGAGCAGATCGAAAGGATGTACCCGGATGCGTCCATCATCCTCTCAGCCTCCGGAGGCGGTGACGATGTCATCGACTCACGCCCTGACCTCGGTAGCGACATGGGCGCGCAACCTAAGACCGGGCCGGGTGTGGTCATCCCGGGATCAGGTACCTACGGATCCGTCGGTGCTAACGCGCACAACTACCTGAACCGCCGCGTCACCCGCCCCGACGGTGAGGTGGCCCCGACCACTCGCTACCGGGTCTACGAGTTCTGGCTCCGCGAGAACGACGAATGGTTCGACGACGACGGCCCGGACGACGACCAGCCGATCTACTCCGACCGCCACGTCGAGGACACCTGGCGGGTCGTGGTCGTCTGCCGCGGGATGGTCCTCATGGACGAGGACGCATCCGATCTCTGGTCCCATGGTTCCCACCCGTACTCCCGGTTCGTGGCCGACGACGTAGGCGAAATGTTCGGCATCGCCCTCGTCGACCACATCTCCCACCCGCAGCTCTACCTGAACCGGCTCATCAACGCCCTCCAGCACAACACCGAGCTGACCGGCAATCCGGTCCTCATCGAAGCGGAGAACTCCGGCTCCTCCCGGACGACCATCACGAACCGTCCCGGCGCGCGCATCTCCATCAAAGGTGCGGCCGGGATGGCCAACGCGCCCCAGTGGATGACCCCTCCCTCCATGCCGGCGATCGCGATGGATCTCGCCCAGTTCTGGATCGGCAGGATCGAGAACACCTCCGGGCTGTCCGATCTCCAGAAGGGGAAAGCCCCGAACCAACGATCCGCGCAGGGGACCATCTCCCAGGTCCAGGAAGCCGCGTTCGTCCGTGTCCGGTCCGCTCTCACCAACCTGGAGGACACGCTCCGCGACGCGGCCTACAAGCTGTCCGACCTCATCATCGACAACTACGACGCGCCACGGACGATGGCGGTGGTCGGGCCGGAAGGGCAATCCACAAGCCTCTCCCTCGCCGGGCACCACTTCCAGCTCCCGACCTCCTCCGGGGCTATCCCGTTGAAGTACATGTTGTTGGTGGAGGCCGGGTCCACCACCGCGACTTCCTCCGACGCGCGCCGCCACGATGCCCAGACTCTCTCCGCGCTCGGTGTTGTCGACGACCAGTACGTGCTCGAAGCGTTCAAGGTCCGCAATCCTGACAAGATCCTGAAGAGGCTGTACGCGAAACGCCAGCAGGGTGTGATCGGGTCCGGGGCCGGGCAACGGCAACGATCCGCCCGAACCGGGGCATAGTCTCAGAGGGATGCTCGCTGTCACCGGAGCGGACTGGGCCACCCTTCTGGGTCCGGTCATCGCCGCGCTGATCGTCACGATCCCGACCGTCCTCCTGAACCGTCGTGTCGTCCAGAAGGTCGAGGCCGTCCACACCGAGGTCCGTACCTCGAACGGTCTCACTATCGCCGCCCTTGCGGACGCCCAGGAGGGTCGCCGGATCGTCCACGACATCCCCACCGCGGAACGATCCGAGCATGACCAGGCCTATGTCGATGCTCTCGGGGAGTTGGACACGGCCAGATCCAAGGCCTCGCAGCCCGAGTCGGGATAGCCTCTGTCATGCTTCTCACCCCGGCCGACTGGATCGCTCTCGCCGGGGTTGCCGTCGTCCTTGTCCCTCTCATCATCAAGCCGCTCCGCCGGCCGTTCCTGTGGCTGTGGCGCACGAACGTTTCCGCCCCGGTCGGTCACTGGCTCCGTGATCTCATCCAGGAGCAGGTCACCCCGCTGGTCAAGGCGGGATCCCCAAAAGTCGATGAGATCGTTACCGACCTGACGGACATCAAATCCGATCTCCGCGGTGTCCACAATCGTCTCCACACCCTCGAAGGCTCCGTCCAGGGGCTCGGGAAGATGTCGGAGAAGGCGGCGACCGAGGCGGTGAAAGCCGCAGAGACCTCGCGCCGCATCGAGCAGGCCGTCACCTCCCCCGACAATGGATCTACCACCCAGCCGTCCGATACCTCTCCCCACTGAGCAGAATGCTTGACAACTCCTCAACCGACGTAGCATCCTGACCACCAATGGCCTCTGCCCCGGACCGCGACTATCCCACCCCTGACGGTTGGACCGGCGGGTCCGACGACTTCACCTTCCTCACCACGTTCAACGGGCACCGTTCCGTGAACACGACCAACAACAACGGCCGCGACCCCGGCGATATCACCGACCGCCGCAACGACCGCCGCCATGCGGTCACCTCCTTCGCGGACAACGGCACCGGGTACGAGAACGACCAGTGGCCCGAGGGATGACTTTCCACAGTTCACCATCCGACGACGACGTTGAGGCTGACACGTCCGGCGCCGTCCGATCGTCGGAGGGGAGGTGACATGCCCATGACCTACATCTCCCTGGAGGCCCCCGAGCGCGGCAAGCGCCACGGCGGTCGGCGCCACAAGCGCAAGTAGAACCACCTCAAGTCGTCTCCGGACCGGAGGGGTGAACTCCACGGTCACCCCTCCGGTCACCTCCTCACAAGGATCTCGTCCATGCCCGCAGCCCAGACCGGCGCAAGTCCTCTCCCGAACACGGCGCGCCTCTCGAAAGGCGCGGTGCTCAAACGCTCGTCTCGTCGCGGAAAGAGGAAGTGATGGCCCGTAAAGGTCACAAGGGCGGGTTCGCCCGCAAGTCCAAGCCCGGCGGGCATGAGCGCGTCGGGTTCGAGATGCACAAGGGAAAGAGGAAGTAATGCCCTCCCCGGCTCCGAAGAAGACCTCCACCGATCAGTTCATGCGGATGGGTCAGACCAAGGGCGAGTTCGGCAACGACCCGTCCATCGACGCGGTCGGCCCGGTCGGCGCTCCTGCCGTCGACATCAAGCCTTAAGACTGTGGCTCTCACTGGTCGTACCGGCACCGTCGAAGATGGCCTGGGCAAGGTGTACACCGACATCGCCTCGCTCCAGCTCCTCCCCGATTCAGCGCCGCACGCCCAGTTTCTCTCCCAGCTCCAGATGGTCATCCAGAAGTACCTGACCGCGTTCAAGCAGAAAGCCCAGCAGCAGCAGATGCAGGCCGGGCAGGCGCTCGCGGGCGGGCAGGTTCCAGGTGGTGGACAGCCGGGACAACCTCCGGGTGGGGGGATGGGAGCCGCCCTCCCTCCTCCTCCCGGTCCCGCCCAGTTCGGCCCGGGCGGTGCGGGCGGCGGCGGCTCCCCCGGCAACGTCCAGATGCCGAACCCGGACGAACTGCGCCGGGTGCTCGCCGGTTCCAGCGGGATGGCCGGCTGATGCCCTGGGGCTCCTATCTCCATACGGGCACGGCCGAGGTGAAAGGCCGTCGCGAGAACGTGTCCGGTTGGCGCGATGCCCCCGCCGGCCGCGTCACCCCTGCCATCGACCGGGCCGGCACCACCCATCTCCGCACCCATCTCCGCGACCTGACCATCGTCAACTCCCGCCCGACCCAGCCGCCGCCGTGCCATACCGAGAGCCCGTCCTGATGCCCGAAGATCTTGACCTTCCCTCCGACATCCGCGACCTCCTCAACGCGGACTGGGACACCTCCCCCTCCAACGGCCATGGTCTTGTCTCCGACCCGGACTCCGGTGGTGTGTCCGCCGAATCCCTCGACGCGTACCTCGCGAATCTCCGCAAGCCGATCCTCAGCCCGTTGGCGACGACCGGTGGGGGGATCGTCGAAGGTACCGTCCCGACAGCGGAGACCCTGCCGCCGGAATCGGAGCCCGAGGATGATGAGGAAGCTCCCGAGCCTCCCCCGGCCGCGGACATCTCCACCTCCCCAGTCGAGCCTCCGCCCCTTGACTCCCCCGAGACCGTCGACATCAACGGCCGGGCCTGGACCCGTGAGCAGCTCGAAGCCTTCGCGCGTTTCTCCGACTCCCTCGACTCGGACCCGGCGCTCCAGTCTCTCCTCACCTCCTACTACACAGGTCGGCTCGATGCCCTCCAAGGCCAACAGACCGGCGCTTCCGCCCCCGCCGCCTACGTTCCCCCGGCCCAGGCCCCCGCGCCCGCGGCCCCTGAGTTCGACGAGGCCGACGATCCTCGCCTGATCCTTCTCGCGAATCAACTCCGCCAGCAGCAGGCCCAGATCCAACAGTTGACCCAGGCCACCCAGGCCACGGCCGAGCAGCAGATCGTCCGGTCCGCTCAGGAAGCCGAGTCGCTGATGACGCGGGCGGCGAAGTCGTTCCAGGAGCAGCACGCTCTCGAAGACACCGACATCGTCCGCCTGAGACAAACAGCCGCGCGCATGAGGGTCCTTGAACCTCTCATGTCCGGCATCGATCCGATCACCGGAGCCCCGTCCCGCCCGGACATCCTCTCCGCGACCGAGCGCGCTCTCGAAATAGCCCTGTTCGCGGATCCGGCCTTCCGTCAGCGCGAGATCGACAAGGCCATGGCCGTCACCCGGGACCGGAACCGGAAGCGCCAGAAGCTCGCAGGTGTCGGCGGCTCCGGTGGCTCCGTCTCCCGCACGCCGGCCTCCGCCGCCCCGGGAACAGCCCAGTCGAAGCAGCAGATGACCGCAGAGGTGGCCGAGATGATGGCCGGCACCTGGAACCCGCGATGAGCGTCTCTTGCCACCAGGCCCGGGTAGCCCAATTGGTAGAGGCGTCCTCTTTAGCCGAGGAATGTTCGGGGTTCGAATCCCCGGTCGGGCTCTTGTCGGAAACTGAGGTCGACCATCCGGTTGATTCTCCTAACCAAGGAAAGGAGGTCTAGTCGGTATGGCCACGCCCTTCGGTACGAACGAAGTGAACAGCATTTCACGTCGTTACATCTATCCGACTCTAAGACCTAGTTGACCAGGTCTACAGAAGCAATTTGATGTTCTTCCGCCTGAACGCCCGGAACCGCAAGGTCCTCCAGGGCGGGCTCCAGATCGAAATCCCGTTGGTCTACTCGAAGTTCGCGGCCGGCGGCTTCTACCAGGGTTTCGACGAGCTGGACATCAGCCCCTCCGACACCGTGAAGAACGCGGCGTTCGACTGGAAGCAGGCGTACTCGCCGGTCACTGTCGACGGGCTCACCCTGATCCGTGTCGACAGCCCCGAGGCCGTCGTGAACTTCCTCGGGTTCCAGTTCGAGCAGGCCCAGACCGACCTGGCCGACATCCTCGGTACCGGCCTGTGGACCACCACCGTCTCGAACAACAAGGCGATCGACGGGATCCCCGCCGCGGTCGACGCCGGTTCGATCGCCACGACCTACGGTGGCCTGCTCAGAAGCGCAAACACCTTCTGGAACGCGAACGTGACGAACATCACGCCGCCGCTCTCCCTGTCCACCATGCAGACGATGTTCGGGACCTGCACCGAAGGTGGCCGTCACCCGACGATCCTCGTCGGCCAGCAGTCCGTCTGGAACCTGTACTGGGCGCTGTCCACCCCCGGCCAGGCGTTCCCCTCCCAGCCGGGTGGGCAGGATGAGCAACTCGCGGCGAACGGGTTCACGAACCTCGTCTTCAACAACGTGCCGTTCGCGGTGGACTCCCACTGCCCGGCGTCGCAGATCTTCTTCCTCAACGAGGACTACATATACCTGTATGTGAATCCGCGCGCGGACTTCAACATGAAGGAGTTCCGCGAGCCGGTCAACCAGGACGCCATGACCTCGCTGATCCTGTGGGCGGGGAACGTGGTGTTCTCCAACCTGCTCCGCCAAGGGAAACTCACGGGGGTGACAAGTTGACGTAGGCTTCTCCTGCCGCTAGAATGGCAGGATGGAAACCAAGAAGTGTTCAGGGTGCGGTCAGGAGAAATCACTTGAAGAGTTTCATCGAGATGCGAGGCAACGAGATGGGCGGTCGTCGCGATGCGGCGAGTGTCGTTCTCGTTCGTCCCGAGAGTGGTACCACCGTGATCCTGAAGCTCGACAGGCCCAGGAACGTGCTTATTACGAGCGCAACCGCGAACTCAAAATTGCTCAGCAGAAGGCTCGGGATCGGGTCAAGCGTCAAGACAATCCCGAGGGAGTGCGTTCCAGGCAAGCCGCCTACATGTACGAATGGCGTCGTCGGAACATCGAAGCTCGCAAGGACACCGAACTCCGAAACAACATCGGGATCACCCTCGTCGACTACTGGGCTATGGCCGAGAAGCAAGGTGGTCACCACTGCGCCATCTGCAAGGTTGATCCCGATCCCGGCCGTTACCTTTGCGTTGACCACGACCATGCCTGTTGCCCCGGCAAGAAGTCTTGTGGAAAGTGTCTCCGTGGCCTTCTCTGCACCGCCTGTAATCTCGCGATCGGGTATCTCCGAGATGATCCCGAGCGCCTCTGGTCCGCTCTCGAATACCTCGAACGCAAGGAGTAACTGATGCCCACCAAGCAGATCCAGAACGTCGCCGGGGCCTACGGGCTATCCCCCGATTTCCAGGACTACCAGACGGAGGAGTTCCAGAACAATCCGTCCGGTACGACCCGGACCGTCGGGGATGTCGTCATCGCCCTGCTCCCGCCGAACAACACCACCGGGTACTACCCGCCGCAGGTCGACGGGACGACCACGGCCGCGTCGGTCTACGCGATCGGTGTGGTCGGTGAGCCGGCCTCGAACGGCCCTGACAGTCCTGCGGGATCTCTCGGCACTCCCGGCGTCTTCACCGGCACTCCCGGTACGTCCGGCACCACCTTCGTCAAAGGCTCGTCGATGCCGATCGTGACCCGCGGCATCGCCCGGATCAACATCGCCGGCAACACCGTCGCCCAGGGTGCGTTCCTCGTCACCTCCACCACGACCGGTGTCGCCGCCGCGTCGGCCACCCCGACGATCGGCACGGTCATCGCCGTCGCCCTCGACCCGTCCACGAACGCCATCACGGTCGGTGGGGTCACCACCATCCGCGCCATCATCAAGGGCTCATAGTTGCTCTGGCTCAGAGACCTGTTCCACCATTCACTTCACAAGGAGACGGCCATGACGGTCCACGATCTGCTCAACGACGCGAGAAGGGCCTTGGACGCGGTCGAATCCGAAGCCGCCGCCGTCCTCGAATCGGCCGCGGCCACCCCGCCCGCCGGCACATCCTCGATCACCGAGGATGTCATCAAGGACATCCTCTCGGTCGTGGAGGGGAACATCGCCGGGCTCCCAGCCACCATTCTCGCCCAGGTGGAGGATGCGATCCGCGCCAAGGTCGTCCCTGCCCCGGCTCCACCCGCTCCTCCCGCGGCCTAGCCCATGACCATCCTCGAAGCTCCCCCCACCCCGGTCCCCGCCGTCGCGGACGGGATGATCGTCACGGTCGTCTATCTCGGCCAGCAGAAGCTCAACTACCACTGGAACGACCCGGCCGGGCGCAACGTCACCCCGCAATGGTGGGACGGGGCTTCATGGTCGGACACCCCGGTCGTCTGCCAGGACCCGTACTCGGACTCCCGCGGCCAGCCGCGCTGCATCTACGACTCCATCCCGTACCGGCTGGAGGTCGGCCGGGAATGCCACATGCCGATCGAAGCGGCCCGTTACTGGTTCGGTGACGAGCGGGCCACGACGGACATGTCGACCGGGCTGAACCGCAAGGGGATCCGCGCCTGGGTGAACGACCGGCCCACCGAGGTCCGCCGGCTCCGCTGCCTGTACGACAACCGTCTCGGGGACGAGAACACCATCATCGGCCATCCGGTCGTGGAGGTCTTCACCATCGACGGGGAGCGCGTCCCGATGGTCCTCGACGACCCCATGGGTATCAACTCCACCCAGGCCACCCAGACGGTCGCGGACCAGGACCACCTGATGATCCTCATCCAGAAGCAGCAGGCGCAACTCGACCAGCTCCGCCGCCAGTTGGACGCGAACAAGGCCGGCGGCACGAAGGCCCGCGCCCCGAAAGCGGAGCCGCGCGACGAGGACGAAGACCCGGACCTGGCCACCGTCGCCATCTCGGAGCTTCCCGAAGACCCGAACGGGTAGTTCGATGACCACTCCCAAGGTGGTCCTCTGCCAACCGGTCTACGGCCATGTCCCGCCCGCCGCGCATTTCTCCCAGGCGGAGATGATCCTCCACGCGGGGACGCACGGCCATCTGACCGGCATCTGCACGGCCCGGGACACCTACATCGACTGGGGCCGCAACCACGCGGTCAAGCAGGTGTACGCCCAGTTCCCGGACTTCACGCACATCCTTTGGGTGGACGGGGACATCATTGCCCCGAACGATTCCCTCGACCGTCTCCTGGCCCATGACCGGGACATCGTCGGTGGGCTCTACCACAAGAAAGGCCCCCCGTTCGAGCCGGTCGCGTACGACTTCGCGATCGACGAGCGTGGCAACGCCCACTCCATCTACGAGGACACCTCCAAGATCGACCTCGCCACGGACCAGCTCGTCCAGGTCGGCGGGCTCGGGCTCGGCCTTACCCTCATCCGTCGCGAAGTCTTCGATGCCGTCGCGGAGAAGATGCTCCCCGGGGTCTGGTTCCAGACGACCCTGACCTACGGGGAGGATGTCTGGTTCTTCCACTGGGCGAACGGGCTCGGGTTCGACGCGTGGCTCGACACCTCCATCCGGTGCCGTCATGTCGGGGACTATGAGTTCAGCCTGACCGACTGGGAACAGGCGAAGGACCAGGCCCGGTGAACAGGTTCGGGAACGACCCTGCCGTCGACCTCGATGCCGACCCAGCCGATGAGTTCACCCGTCAAGGTGCCCGCTACCGTGTCCCGACCTCCACCGACAAGTCGACGAAGGCCGAGGCCGACTACCGGCCTGCCAGTCTCGACACCCACGTCGACCGTCTCCAGCATGCGTACGCGCGCGGCTGGGATGTCGGCATGGAGATCCCGGTCGGGCAGGGGGTCACCGCCATCGCCCGCGACAATCCTGACGCCCGGTGCGGAACCTGCTCCCATTTCCGTTCCGCCGGGTGTTCGATCGTCGCCGGCCGGATCGACCCGTCGTTCATCTGTGAGTACTGGGCTGAGAGAGGTGGTGGCTGATGCCGTCCTGGAGGAAAGTTCCGCCGCCCCCGCCGACCGCCTCGGAGACGCTCCAGACAGACGGGACCGGGAACGCGACCTGGCAGACCGGTGGCGGCAGCGGCGGTGTCACCTCGTTCAACACCCGGACCGGGGTGGTCACTCTCTCCTCCGCGGATCTGACAGCCCTCATGACGATCCTCACCGCGGGATCCGCGAACGTGGTGGTCGGCGGGACCACCCTCGCCCCGACCGTTGACTTGTCCGCTACGGCGAAGACCGACCTGGGCCTGGCCGCATCTTCCGTCCAGTCCGTCACGGCCGGGTCGGGGAAGATCGTTGTGGCCGGGACGGCGACCGCGCCGACCGTCGATGTCGGCACTGGCATCCCCGAATCCGCCATCACGAACCTCACCACGGACCTCGCCGCGAAAGCCCCCCTGGCTTCCCCCGCGCTGACCGGGACACCGACCGCGCCCACCCAGACCGCGTTGACGAACAACACGGATCTGGCTACGACCGCGTACGCGGATTCGGCTGTTGCGGTGGAGACAAGCAGGGCCACAACAGCGGAAGCCTTGAAAGCCCCTTTGGCCTCTCCGGCCTTGACAGGTTCTCCGACCGCGCCTACCCAGACAACCGGTGACAACTCCACCAAACTCGCGACGGATGCCTTTGTCACCACCGCGATCAACAACGCGATCGCAGGAGTCAACCCGGCGGTTGCCGTCCAAGCCGCCACAACCGCAGCCGGGGACACCTCCGCGCTGACCTACAACAACGGGGTGGCCGGGGTCGGGGCTTCTCTGACCGGGGCGAACAACACCGCCTTGACTGTTGACGGGTTCACATTCACCGCGCTCGGACAACGCTTGTTGGTGAAGAACGATACGCAGTCACCGTCGGGCGCTTTCAACGGGATCTACTACGTAACCCAGGTCCAGGCGTCGCTGTTGCCGCTGATTCTGACCCGAGCACTCGACTACGACCAGCCGTCGGACATCAACAATACCGGGGCGATCCCGGTTGTGAACGGGACAGCCAACGCGTTGACATCGTGGCTGTTGACCTCCTCGGTGAACACGGTCGGGACCGACCCGTTGACGTACAGCAAGTTCACCAGCCCTAGTGGCACATCTGGAGATGCCGCTTGGACCGTCGTAGGGGTCGGCGGAGGTCCTGCGTTCCAGAACTCATGGGCGAGCTTCGGAAGTCCTAACCAGCCTGTACAGTTCCGCAAGACGTCTGCTGGCACGGTGTGTGTTGAGGGGTATGTCATCACCGGGACGGCGGGCACGACCGCCTTTACGCTGCCCGCAGGCTATCGGCCTCTGAAGACGATGTACTTCGCTGTTGCGAGCGGGGTGGTCGGGTTCACCTACGTCGTCATCACGGCAGCGGGTCTGGTGCAGCCTCAGACCGGTGGCGGCATCGGCACGTTCCTCGACGGCATCTCGTTCTACGCCGAGCAGTAGCCACCTACGCATAACGCCCGGTTCCCATGCCCTTCTCCGACTACCTCACCTTCTCCCCCGACAAGCTCCTCCTCCGCCTGTCCGAGATCATCGAAGCCCTCTCCTCTCTTTACGCGGAACTGGGCTACACCCGCGCCGCGGAGTTCCAACGCAAAGCCGACGAGTGGGCCAACCCGCGGGAGTCCTCCGTGACCGGCCGGTCCGAATCAGCCCGCTACTCCGCCCCGACGGAAACCACTTCCCTGATCGAACTGGAATGCCGGGAGAAGGCCCTCATCGAAGAGAAGTTCTTCCTCATCAGGCTTCTGGACTACGCGGACAGGGTCTAGGGTCGGCCGATGCCGGACGCCCCGTACGCGGATGATCTCCAATGGGCGACGATCACCGACTTCTCCCCCGGCATCCGCTCGCGCTCCCGTGAGGTTCTCGCCGGCCATGCCATCCCCGCCCCTCTCGGCTCTGCCCAGGTCACCAACACCTTCCGGTGCATATCCCTCCCGACCGGTGGCCTCGCGCCTCTCCCCGCCATCGACAAGGTTTTCGACCTTCCTCTCCCCGTAGCCGACGCCGGCACCTCTCTCGGGTATTTCAACATCGATGGGTTCTTCGCGTTCGGGCCGGTCGGACCTCCCGCGGCTTCCGCCTCGGGCATCGTCGATGACCTGTTCGTCATCATCGAATACCTCGACTCCGCCGGCACCCACCGCGTCGCGACCTACTACCGTATCGACCTCATCACCATCACCCCGACGGTCGACACGCTCAAATCCATCTCCTCGACCCAGAACCCGACCGCCGAGCAGTACCGGGCATCCTCTTTCACCGTCGACCGGATGAACCCGACCAGCCCCTACCTCACTCCGGGGACCCCTGTCGTCGTCGCTGACTGGTCCCCGCCCGGGTTCGCGGCCGACCAGCACATCTGGGCGTTCCCCGCGCCGAACGCCCCGTCCGTCACTGCGGCCGTCGACATCGCCTCGGCCATGGCCGGCCGTGTCCTCGGACATCAGGGCCGGATCCTCGTCTTCCAGGATGTGACCAACGCCTTCGGGGCGAACTCCGGCGACGAGATCCCCACCAACGAGCAGCTCAACTTCTCCGACCCCGCGAACTCCTACAACACCGCCTCCCCGACCTCGACGATCGGCACCCAGCAGGAAGTGTTCATGCAGGAGTACCCGAACGGGTACGGGGCGTTCGGTTCGATCGCCGCGGGGGAGCTGTTCCTGGTGAAGAACCAGGGCGGAGGGTTGATCGCCTCTGGGGACATCGCGAACCCGACGATCACCAGACTTGCGGGCGTCACATCAACGGGAGGTGTCGGGAGCATCGCGGCGTCCACCCCTACCGGTCTGGTCTACTACTCGCGCAACAACGGGGTCTGGTCGTGGAACGGTGCGGACTCCTCCACGAAGATCTCCGATTTCCTCGAAGACGACTTCGTCCATTACCCGAACGGGCCGGACGTGGTCATCTCCTTCTCCTACCAGCTCCAGGAGTGGGGCGACTGGATCCTCGCCACGAACGGGTATCTGTACGACACGAACTCGTCCGCGTGGTGGAGATTGGATGACCCGAGTACCTACGTCCCCCAGTGGTACTCCCGGTCCTTCTTCGCGGAATCCATGTACGCGGTCCCGATGCGGATCAACAACACCACGAAGGTCGGGGCGGTCCGCAGATATAACCGCCTGAAGCCGGCGCACTCCTTCTCCTGGCAGGGGCATCCGATCCCCGTCTCCCTTGAACGGGTCATCGACGTGACCCAGGTGGTCCTCCTCGCGCAAGGTGCGGGGACGATCACCGTGACCCTCACCAACCTTGACGGCACCTCCCAGACGGAGACCTTCACCATCACGAACGCCTCCCAGCCGCAACGCCTCCGCCTCGCCACCTACGCGCAGGGCTACAACCTCGTTCCGAGCATCGTCAGTACAGGATCAGGCGGTTCAGGTTCCGCCCCGATCGTCCATTCCGTCGGGTGGGGCTACTCCGTCACCCAGGACGCGGTCGCCACATGAAGATCCAATCCAACTCCGGGTGCCCGCAGCTTTTCATCCCGCGCAAAGACGACGCCCGCCGGTTGCAGATGGACGCCAAGTTCGCGGACGACGAGAAGGCGAACTGGCTGGCGGTGGAGGACTGGGCGAACAACTTCCCGTGCGGTGGGACAGGTCACCGGTACGCGACCGTTGTCGTCGCCACCTCGAATCCTTCCTATGGTTCTCTTCATTCCTCAGCGGTCGATGCCGATTTCATCTGTACAGGGACGAACGATGATGTTGTCATTCAGGCCGCAGTAGACACGGCTACGGCCATCGGAAGAGGATTCGGCTCCCCCGGCGGGTCGATCCTCCTGATGGAAGGGCAGTACAACCTTTCCAAAGGTGTGGTCGGTAGCGACTGTGATCTCCTGGGAGTCTCGAACGGGTTGGACGGGTTCGGGACGTTCATCTCTTTCCCGGCCGCCATAACCAATGGGTACGGGCTGAAAGACTTCAACAAAGTAAGCAACCTAAGCATAACGGTCGGGGTGGGGACCGGAGTAGAAGTCTGCAACGCCATAAGTGCGGATGGGGTCACCCAGTGGATCGAAGATTGTGTCATCAATTCAGCCGGGAGCCTGGCCTCGGGATCCTGGGCGTTCGATGCGACATCCACCGGCATATACACCCAGAACTGGATCGAGAACTTCCCGGTCGGGATCAATGTCGGGCCGGACACTTTGCAGGCTCTGATCGCCCACAACTATGTGAACATCTGCGGAGTCGGGATCAACGTCGATGGTGGTTCCGCGCACAACATCGTCGAGTCGAACGTCACCCAGGACTGTCCTAAGGGTGTGTCGATGTCGTCGACCTGCCATGACAACGCTGTGACCTCGAACATGATCGTCGGGACGACCGGTACC